CTGCGCCTCGCCGCCGACCGCAACATCCTGTCCATGCAGGACGTTCTGGCTGTGGACTACCACTACGGTTACCACATCACCGGCACCAAGTGGGCTGCCGCCACCGACAACCCCCTCAACACCACCGACGCCAACCAACTGGGCGCCATCGCCAGCTGGAACCTCGTCTTCGCCACCACCAAGATGGTCCCCGTGGCCCGCTTGCTGGTCAACACCCCCTTCGACACTTCCGCTTACGCCTGATAAGCGCCCGCCTCGAAGCAACTGGGGCCCCACGGGGCCCCTTTTTCATGCCAACTCAACCAAGCCCCAGCCGAATCTTCTCTTGCGCCTCAAATACCGCCGGCGTATTCATCACACTCTTATACGACTGCAAAATCAACTGGTTCATCACGTCATAACTCACCTGGAGCTTCTTCCCAATCTCCATAATGTTCAACCCCTCTTGCTCGCGCAACCGGCGAATCTCCAGCGCCACGGGCTCCAACTGGCGCACCTCACCCCCAGGCTCAAACCCCGCCTTGGCCTTGGGTACGCTGGGCAAATCAGCACCTTTCTGAGCAGGCATGAAAACAATCCGTCTTTACGTATCACAGGATAACCGAGGCTGGCACGAAGACATCCCCTACTCCCGCTACGAAGACCGCCTCACCGAACTCGAAATGGCCGGCGCCGACGTCTACATGGCCAAAGTACTCCCCCAACCCCGCCGCGTCCGCACACCATCCATACGCACAGGCCCCATAGCCCATCTCTACGGGTGACCTACACTGGAACTAACATGTAAACACTGCACATAGCGGTCGAGGAAATACACACATGGCCCCAGTCCTCGTCGCCACTCTCGCGGGCGCCACCTCCAATTCCTACATCACCGTCGCCGACGCCACTGTCTACTTCGACAATCGCCTAGACGCTGCCGACTGGACCGCCGCCACCGCCGACAACAAGGCCGCCTCTCTGATCACCGCCACCAGCTGGATCGACACCCTCGACTTCTACGGCGACCGCTCAGCCACCACCCAAGCCCTGAAGTGGCCCCGCACCGACATAACCTGCGACGGCATCGAAGCCACCGCCACTTTCATCCCCCGCGAAATCAAAGACGCCACCTGCGAAGCTGCACTGGCACTCCTCCGCAATCCCACCATGCTGCGCGGCGTGGTTGCCGCCCCCGGCAGCTACGACGAGGTCGAACTTGGCGAGCTGCGCGTCAAGTACCGAGGCCAAGGCGAAGTCGAATCCGTCCAAGCCGTCACCGACGCCCTCCCCTGGCTACGCAGCTTCCTCAAGTGCTGGGCCAAAGGCGTTAGCGGCCCCGCATCCATCCGCCTCTACCGCAGCTGATGAGCCAGATCGACACCGTATTCCAGCCCATCCCGGCCCCCCTCCTCCGCGACTGGGGCCACAACGTCACCTACATCAAAAGCGGCCCCACCAACACCTACGTCCCCACCACCGGCGAAATCTATAACACCCAAACCCGCATCTCCGTCCGCGCAGTCATCACCCAAATCAAACCCGAAGAGTTCGACGGCACCTACCAAACCACCGACATGAAAATCCTCCTCGGCAACGCCGAGCTTGGAACATACAGCCCCGCCATCCACGATCTCATCGAATACACAGACAACGGCAAAATTCGCACCGGCCGCATCATCAACACCACCACCTACCGAGGCGAAAACCCCCTCTTCCACACCCTCATTGTGAGGCCCCAATAATGGCAAACCTCAAACAGTTGATGCGCGACGCATACACCTGGAAAAACAACCTAGCCAGAAATGCCGCCAAAGAAATAATGAACGGCCTAGCCGACGCCGGCCCCAACTGGGGCGGCGAGTTCCGCGACAGCTGGGTAGCCGTAGCCCCCGGCGCCGGCGCCAGCTCTGGCAGCTACCCCTACACATTACGCGACATCCCCAAACTGCCCGCCACACTGAAGGAGGCCAACCGAGTCACCAAATTCATCATCCAAAACACCGCTCCTCATGCAGCCATAGCCCTGGATCTGGCCAGCGTGCCCCGTGAGCAGTTTCGGTACCCCGGTTACGGCCCCGACGGCGACATCGTTGCACGGGGCACCCGCCCCGATGTCGGCAAACGCGGCGACGTAACCCTCGGCGCGGGCAACTCACGCAGCACCGCCCCCTTGGACTGGTATCCCCTCTACGCTCAAGGCGGCGCAATGCAAAAAGCCCTGGAGCGCGGCGTCCGCCTCGCTAAACCCGAATGAACTACCAAGCAATCCGGGCTGTGCTGGAGAACCCCCTACTCACGGCGTACAACGGCCTCGTCCCTGCAGTGCCGGTGTACTTCGACAACATCATGAACGACGGCTCGGACAGCGCCAAAGAGTTCGTGGACGTCAACATCCAGTTCGGCCTCACAACCGAAACCGCCCTCACATCCAACCCCACCTTTGTACGCGGCGTCATCGTCATTCGCACGTACACCCCCAAAGGCAACGGCCCGGCCCGCAACCAAGTCCTAGTTGACGTCGCCGCCACCGTCCTAAACAACATCAACAACTCGGCAAAACCCGCAACCGGCATATATCTCCGCACCGGCTCCATCGACGGCCCGGCCTTCAGCCCCGACTTCGGCGGCGCAGCCCCCGACCAACAATCCCGCCGGGCCTTCATGCCATTCTTCATCTCGCGTATATCCGCCGGCTTCCAGGCCCAAGTTATTTCTTAATACCACTCCAACAGAACCGCTATTCTGTATAAAGCCGGGCAGTGCCCGCACCGCCCTCTTAACTGGTATTAACCATGGCCACCGTCCTTTCGGGCACCTCCGGTGCTCTCTATTACACCCCAGCTGGTACATCCGTTACCACGCTGACTGCTTCCGCCTTCCCCGCCACGGGCTCGGACATCACCGTCGGCTCGTATCTCGGCTTTAGGGTTGACGACCCTGTGACACTCGCCTATCCGGTCGGCGCCACCACAACCAACGCCATTGCAGCTGGCGCGTACTTCGTGAAAACGTATGTCGCTAGCACCGGCGTCATGACCATCAGCTCCACCGTCGGCGGCGCAGCCGCAACGGCCACCGGCCTACCCAGCGGCTTCGGCGCCAGCTTCGCCAGCATCACCTACACCGCCCCCGTAGTAGTGGGCTCTGTGCGCGACTGGAGCTTCGAGATCACCCGCTCTGAGATCGACGTCACCACCATCGGTCAGGAAGCCGGCCAGTACACCCCATTCCGCACCTACATCGCCGGCTTCGCTGACGGCACTGGTTCGGCCACGGTGTACAACACCGACGACGACAGCAACATGGCCAACCGCCTGATCGAGGACGTCATCCAGCGCCAGCAAACCGGCGCCCGCATGAAGCTCTACATCGACCGCGTAGTTGTCTCGGGCACCGTCAACGACACCCTCAGCCGCTCCATCAACGTCCCGGTGATCCTGACGTCCGCCAGCCTGACCGTCAACCCCGACGACGGCCAGTCGGTCGCCATCAACTTCCGCCCCTCCGAAGCCCCCACCTTCGACCTCTCCAAGTCCTGATAACCTTCCGGTTGTCCCCCGTCCGCCCCGCTATCCAGCGGGGCTTTTTCATGGTTATTGCGTTACAATACAAACTAGATCACTAAGGTTTTATGCCTGCTGCTACTCCCACCAGGGCAATCGACCGCCTCCGCAAGGCCGCCAACCTAGAGCCCACCAAAAAGAGCGTGGAGCTATCCGACGGCACCACGTTCGAGATGTGGGTCAGCCCACTGACCATGGCCGAGCGCGAACGCGCCCAAAAGCAGGCCAAGTCGGACGACGCCAACGCCTTCGCCCTCCAACTCCTGATCTCCAAAGCCCTCGACGAAAACGGCACCAAGCTCTTCGCGCCCGGCGAAATCGACATCCTCAAAAACGAAGTCAAAGACAAGGACCTCCAAACCCTAATGCTGGCCATCCTCACCGACGACTCCGAGTTAGATACTGATATGAAAAGTCCTACAAAGTGAATTAAAAAAAGATAATTGGTTACTACTATCTTTGGGTGTAGCTAAAGAACTTGGGTACACTTTGACCCGCTTGTGGGCCGAAGTAACACCTCAAGAGTTGTTATTGTGGTCGGCCTATTTTGCCTACTTAAACGATGAACAAGACAAGGCTGTACAAAAAGCTAGACGCCGTTAAAAGCTCTAGCTACACTCCACCCTCTCCGTAAACGCGTGTTCAGCGTGTTGCGATTTATACCCAGTTCTTCCGCCCAGGCGGCTAGAGGCTGGGTTTTTCCCTCGTGTGTCAACAGCCTATTTGTTGTCTTATTTCTAGCTTGTACGTTCAGCGAAGCCCACTCGCAGTTACGTGGATCGTACGGTCCATCATTGTCTATTCGATTCAGCGATTTATCGTCTGGACGGTCCCCCATATCCGCGTAAAAATTTTCAAACTGGTACCACCTCGTACATACCGTTATACCTCTACCCCCGTACCGCGCAAACGACTTATTTTTGGGGTTTCGGCAGCGGTCAAGCATCATCGACCACAACCGGTAAATAGCGGTTTTGGACTTTTGATGCGTTTTGTTTGCCCCCGGCACACTTTCCCGCCAAATACACCCGCAACTGCAGGTCAAACCTCGCGTCAAACTGCTTCGATAGATGCCTTTTACGGCGCTACCGCAACTGCACCGACACCACCAGTAACTCGGGCGTTGCTCGCACGGGCCAATTACGGTGAGACGTCCAAATGTCTTCCCAGTAAGGGGTATGCTTTTCATGTTGGCTCAGGACGTGTGAGTTGACCACGCTCCGGGGGCGGCAACCCGCTGGAGCAACCTAATCCTACCAAAAAACGCCGCCGCTAACCCCGACGGCTTTTTTACGGCGTAGACTGGCGTAATAGGTAGTAAACCCGCAGTGGCCGCTTCGTACCCCGCCCTAATCGAACTGCGCGTCAACGGCATTACGCAGGTCACGCGGGTACTTGACACTATTCAAAAACTAGACGCAGCTTTAGTAAGTATAAAAAATACGCCGATTGCTATCGACGCAGGAAATGCAACAGACGGCATACGGGTACTCAAAAAAGAGTACATGGGTTTTGTCGGTGGTTTATCGCAAGGTAAGACCCAGTTAGCTAGCACCACCGCAGGAATAAACCAACAAGCTGCCGCCATGCGTCTGTTGGCAGCCAATGCAAAAATAGGAGGGCAAGCGTTTAATCTACTAGTTCAAGGAGCAGAGCAGGCACGTCAAAAAGTTTCTTTAACCGCAGGGTTAGCGGAAATAGCTGCTGTAGCTAGTCAAGTAAAGGTAGGTAGAACTGCTCCTACGCAAAGTTATAAGGGAGTACAAGAGTTACTCCGCATGGAAACAAGTATAGCTAAAAATACGGCATCTTTAGACTTATTTCAGCAAGAACTACGCCAAACATTATCGTTTGTAGATATAGGCAGCAAAGATTTTCGTGAACTTAGCCAAGCTATAGACAGAGTAGGTCTGGCTTTAGACGTAGCTTCAAATAAAGCCCGAAAATTTGGACCGGCCTTACCTCCTGGTTTTACAGAGGCCGGGGCTACAAAGTCTAAAACTACCCGGCGCGGCAATTCTAACGTAGGCGGAGCAATCAGTAGCGCCCTTATCGGCGGCGGCTTTCCGTTGCTGTTCGGACAAGGAGCAGGTGCCGCTGCCGGCGGCGCGTTGGGCGGCTTAGCCGGCGGCTTACTGGGGGGAGGTTTTGGCTTCGCACTTTCGATTGTAGGTACAGCATTAGGTGACGTTATAACAAAATCGGAAGAATTTAATCGCTCTTTAGCCGCACTAAACAGTGGTTTAAGTGCCGCCGGAGATAGTTCTCTTACTACTGCAAGCGACGTAAGTAAACTTGCTTCAAATTTAAGTGTAACCAAAGAAGAAGCTATAGAACTTTTGAGTACGTTTAAGCAGTTTAGCAACGGAGATACGAGAGAAGCTCTAGCTGGTCTGTTTGCTCCTGTTGGTGGGGCCGGAACTTTTGAAGCTATAGCAAAAGCCGGTCTGGACGAAAAAAGTGCGCTAACGTCTATATTTTCTTTACGCAAAAAAATTGGAAACGAAGCAGCTACCCAGTTAGCTTTGCAGTTAAGAGGTGTAGGCGTGGGCGCTACGCAAGCCGCCTTACTAGACATTATATTAAAACGCAGCATACAAATAAGTGTAGCTCAAACAAGTCAAGTTCAATTTACAGATACTCTATTGAGTATATGGGAAAATATAGTTGCCGGTGTCAGTACGGCTCTGAGTTTAGCAATACGTTTTATTGCTAAACTACAGGAAGGTACTTTAATTAAACTTCCTTTCCTCGATCAAATAGCCGGTGTTTTAGGGGGAGTAACTGCCAGAACAGACAAACAGATAGCAGAGCAGCGCGGACAAAACCGCGACAAAGAACTTAAAGCAGACATAGCTGCAGTACGTAAGGCGTTAGCGGAAGAAACAAAAATATCCGCCGTAGAGGATAAATTACGTACAGAAGAAAAAACGAAAAACAACAATGCCCTGTTTAACGAACAAGCGAGGCAGGCAGAGCAGCTGGCGCGTAATCAGATCGCGCTCGACAATGCTATTTTCCGCAACAAAATGGCCCTAGCGGATGAAGAGTTTGCTGCCCGCCAACGCATAGCTGAATTACAAGGACGTCTAGCGGAAGCAGGTGCCTTTGGGGCACAGCGCGAGGTGCTCGCCCTCATAAACGCAACAAGCAGCAGCCAGAGCGAGTATTTCGCGCAAGCACGCCAACTGTCTAGTGCTATTGCGCAGGCAACCCAAGAACTCAAATCCGCCAACGCCATGGTCGGCGCCCAACAAGCAGGCGTCGTACAAACTGGCGCGGGCGGTATGTCACAAGGCCGCTACATACAGGGCGGTATAGGCCCGCGTGGCGCAAATCAGTACGGTCCCCACTTCGACATCAAACGATCCGACGGCGGTTACTACTCGCGCACAGCTTTAGACAAATACGTGCAAGTAAACGGCCGGCCTCTTTCAAGCGGTGTAACAGTGCCCGGCGGAGAGTACGGCGCACCGCGCAGTTACGGACCACACGCCGGCAGGGATTACGCCTTTAGCGGTAAAGCTGCCATGACCCTAACAGGAGGGGCGAAGTTCATTAGCAGTAAGGCGAGCTCGTACGGAGACGCGACCGCTTTCATGACCCCAGACGGAAAAGTCTACAAAGTAATCCACGGCAAATTTGAAGGCACGACCCAAGCACCTCCGCCACAGCAAATACCGCAAAGTCTCGCCAAAGGTCAGTCTCAGGTAATAGGAGCCACTGGTGACGTTGCCGTCGCGCAGGCCAATGAAGCAGCACAGATACAGCGCAAAACAAAATTACTAGCTTTACTGCAGCAAGAACGTGACCTGAAAATTCAAATTGCCGTCGCACAAGGCACAGAATTTCTGCGCAACGCGCAAGAGCAGACACTACAAATTGAACGTGAAATAGAAAAACGCAAAATCCGTAACCGCCTGGCGCTAGAAGGAGTGGCCCCTGAGATCATCGAGGGTGAACTCCGGGTGTACGACATTACAAAACAGAAAGAAGAAAAGTTAAAGGAACTAACTACAGCCTTATCTCTTTTAACAAAAACTCAACAGTATGCTACTGAAGCTACACTTCAATCCGCTTTAGCGGATCTCGACAAAAAACAGACCACAGGTTCTTTAACGCTTGCCGAACAGACACTACAGAGTGAACTGCAGCAGCGGTTGACACTCCTACAGCAAATAAAAACCCTAGAAGGTGGAACACCCGCCGTCGTGGAAGGCATTCGTGGCGCAGCTGCCGCCCAGGTACAAACGACACCTGAACTTCTAGAGGCTGAAGCCGGCAAAGCAAAACTAGCGCTAGAAGCACTCGTCGAGCCAGCCAACATGATCACCAGCGCCGCCGCTGGCATTGGCGATGCGTTTGCCACATCATTCAAGGGTGTCATTGATGGCAGCATGACTGCCAAACAAGCCTTAGGCAGTTTCTTCAAGTCGGTTGCGGATATGTTCCTTGACATGGCGGCACAGATGATCGCCGCATGGATCAAGATGGCCATCCTAAATACCGTCATCAAGATATTTGGCGGCGGTTTCAGTGGCGGCTTTGGTGGTAACAACAGCTTTAGCAGTTTTGATGCAGGCGGTGCTCAGGCATTTTCGGCACCAGCGTTATCAACTGGCGCCGGATTCGGTGCCGGAGGCGCGACAAACTTTTCCGGTGCACTCGGCAATGTCGCCTTTAACCCGGCCGCATTTGCCGAAGGTGGCTTCGTCACCGGCCCAACCAGCGCTGTTATTGGCGAGGGTGGCGAATCGGAATATGTCATTCCCGCCAGCAAAATGCAATCAGCCATGGCCCGCTACAGCCGTGGTGCTCGT